TCTGATGCCGACATGCTGCGCGATGTCGTCAACAACCAGCTCCTTCCCCGAATGGTCCGACACGGTTTTCCCGTCAACAACCTGCGCTTCGACTGGGACGACTCCATCGACTACACACCCGAGCAGCAGGTGGCCTACGAGACCATGATTGCCGACCGATACGACGTTGACCCAAAATACTTCGCAGAGAAATACTCCATGCCCGTTGGCGACCGACGAAACCCAACAGCTCCCATCGACCCAGACAACGGCGATGATCCTGGCAACGGTGAAGACTATAATGATACCAACAACCCCAATAACCCCAAAGTCCCCAACAAACCCAACGTCCCCCAACAACCCACCGACACCAAGAAAGCTGCAAGCACAGCACCCCAACCGTCGAGTTCGCGGGGTTACAACCCCGCGCCACCTGCTGCCTCTTTTTTCGACTAAGCCCCACCGACTACGTGGGGCTGCACCAACGCTATGCACAGATTCTCCAGGATTTCACGCCTCAAATCAACCTCACCAAGGATGAGCAGGACAAAATACGAACACGTCTCACCGAGGCTTTCTCCGGCCTTATGTCCGCCCTCTTCCGACAGAAAGGGGCCACGCTCGACATCAATATCCTCGCTTCCGACGAGGCGCAGAAATTCATCTCAACCCATGCCGACATCCTCGACCAAGCTTTTCAGAAAGTACCCATGACCGAGGCCATGCACCGGCGGCTCACGCGGTCCGACTACATCTTCTCCGGGATCAAGACCTTTCACGAGCTCAACGAGGCCTTCCCATCCCTCCTCGATGAGAACGGCAATAGAAAGTCTTTTGGACAGTTTTATAATGACGTTCAGAAAATAGACAAGACATACAATCAGAATTATCTCCACGCTGAGTACAATTTCGTACACGCCTCTGCCGAGATGGCGGCAAAATGGGAACAGTACGCCGAGGATGGAGACCGATACAACCTTCAGTACCGCACCGCCGGAGATGATAAGGTGCGCCCGGAGCACGCGGCGCTCAACGGTGTCACACTGCCCATGTCCGACCCTTTCTGGGAGACCTACTACCCACCTAACGGATGGAACTGCCGGTGCACCGTCGTACAGGTCAGAAAGTCGAAGTATGCCACCACTCCGCGCGACGAGGCAATGGCACGGGGAGAGGAGGCTCTGCAAAGCGACACCAAGGGAATATTCCGATTCAATCCAGGGAAGCAGCAGAAAGCCATCCCTGACTACAATCCATACACCATCAAGCGATGCCGTGACTGCGACATCGCTAAGGGAAAGACCAACCTCGCCTTCGTACCCGAAAATGAGCTGTGCGAAGCGTGTAGGCTCATTAGACAAGCTCAAAACGTGAGGGCGAGGAAAAGACTTACGCCACAAGAATTTAGAGACGCTAATAAAAAGGCCGTTCAGTGGGCGGATAATAATCTTACATCCACAGTAATCAATAATCAGCCTGCCAAAAGAACTACCATCCAAACTGCGGACGGGCATACTGTCAGCGTCGGAAAGAAATTCTTTAACGAGACCGCGGCAAAAGCGAAGAACGATCCCGATGTAATACATTTGCTCAAAACGGCTACAGAATTCCATAAGTGGATACCTAATGCAAAATTGGTACGAATGGAGCAAGGACGACACCATAATTGCCAATTTAGCGTTTACAACGTAACCTACCAAGGACAAAATATAGAATTCAAATGTAAAGTAACAGACGGAGAATTAGTCTATATGATGAAGTTCATATAAACAAGAAAGAGAGACAAATGGTCATTCCGAAGCCTGCACATCTTTCGATGCCGACATGTGAAATGCCTCCTACATTGCCTCTCTTTGGCGCAAAGTTAAACATTTATTTCCAAACTCCAAACAATTATGAAGAAAATTATTCAATTCTTACAAGATTCCAACCACTACAAGCACCTCATAGGCGGATTCATCGTCTCGTGGCTCACAGCTTCGCCCTATGCCGGCATCTATGCCGCCGTCGTTGCCGCCACATGCCTCGAACTCAAAGACCGTCTATATGGCAACAAGTTCGACCTCACAGAATGGCTTCTCACCGTTGCCGGAGGTGCCATAGCAGCAGTAATATGGCTCATAATCTAACGTTTGTCTTGGTCTTCAGCCAACTTGAAGACTTTCGCACATTCTACACCGCAGCACTGACCTATATCCAAAAGACCATTGCCGACGGATGGAAACTCAAGGATGCTTTCAAGATGGAAGATTACGCTGTCTGAACTTACGCCCGCGGGGGTGGGCGGTAAAAAAAGCCCCCGGCCTGTTAATAGTCGTCTCACTTACTAATTAACACAAGTTACCATCTACTGGCACAACCGGGGGCCATATTCCCTCGTCGCCAGTAGATGGTTTTTTCTTGTGTGCGCCACGCGCTATTAATAAGTGAGACGGTGCAAAGGTACAAAAATTTTTTGGATATGACGGTAATTGAAGTGCTGAAATTTAACAGGGAATTGATTAAGAATCTACGCCGTGCGGGTATCCGGCTTGAAGATGCCGACTATGTGGAACTATACAATGACTATGCAAATATGCGCTCAAAAGGCGAGAAGGTATCATATATCGTAGTGGTACTTGCTCAGCGTTATCATGTTTGCGAGCGAAAAGTCTATGACCTCATCAAGAGGTTCCGGGCTGAGTGTGGGGGAAACGCTCATAGGGGGGGGTAAGTAGTCTTATACCGTTCTACTGCATGCCGCTTGCAGCATGAATGCCGTCTGCGCCTATGGCTTTACGTCCCTTGCTTCCTATCTTTGCCGTGGTTTTAACACGACAATATGAACAAATACTATCAACTTCTGCAAAAGGTATTGGCCTGCGGCAGAACCCAAACCAACAAAAAAGGCACAATACGCTACCTGCTCAATGAGAAGCTCACGCTTTCCCCGGCTGACCTTCTGGACATTTTCGAGGGACATCCCATCGCAAGGAAGAAACTGAAGAGCGAACTGCAGCTCTTCATGAAGGGCGAGCGCAACGTTGATAAATACCGGGAGGCCGGCATCAGCTGGTGGGACTATTGTGGGCCGGTACTTGTCAACAGTTATCCGACGTATCTGAAGAAGCTGCCACCGCTTATTTGTCAAATCAACCGCGAGAAACGCAACTCGAAGAACTACGTACTGTTCCTCGGTTCTACAGGCGTCGAGACCAACCAGGCTCCGTGCCTGAGCCTTGTGCAGTTTCAAATAGAGAAAGGCGAATTGGTTCTGACGGCTTATCAGCGCAGCAGCGATGCCAACCTTGGACTGCCAGCAGACCTCTACCATCTGTATCTCATGGCAAGGCAGATAGAGCTGCCTCTGAAATCCATCACGCTCAACATTGGCAATGTGCATATTTATGAGAACAACTTGGTGCGGACTCGGCAGCTGCTTGACGGGGACGAAAACGTTAAATTCGAGTTGAACGTATGAGCAAGCTGTATCTTTCCGCACCACTGCCATTCGTAGGCCAGAAACGTATGTTCGCAAAGGAATTTATAAAGGTTCTCGAACAGTTCCCCGATGGCACTACGTTCGTCGACCTCTTCGGTGGCTCAGGGCTGCTCTCTCATATTACAAAGCACTTCAAGCCGCATTCTAAGGTTGTTTATAATGACTTCGACAATTATCGTAGGCGCATAGACAACATTCCACGCACTAATCACCTTATTGCCGACATCAGGAAAATGGTGGGCGACAGCGTGCCAAGGCATAAGATAATCCGTGACCCATTGCGTAAGATGATATTTGACCGTATCGAGGAAGAACTGGACTGTGGCTTTGTTGACTTCATCACGCTGTCTTCGTCTCTCATGTTTTCCATGAAATACAAGACGGACATTGATGGAATGAGAAAAGAAGCTCTTTATAACAATATCCGAAAGAACGACTACCCAGTGTGCGACGACTATCTTCATGGTCTTGAAATCACTTCCTGTGATTACAAGGAACTCGTCCGTCAATACAAAGATCGCCCTGGAGTGGTTTTTCTCGTTGATCCGCCATACCTCTCCACCGATGTCTCCACTTACAACATGTATTGGGGCATGACCGACTATCTCGATGTCATCAAGGTGCTTGAAGGGCATTCATTCGTATATTTCACCTCCAACAAATCGTCCATCCTTGAATTATGTGAATGGATGGGGCGCAATCCCGGCTTAGGAAATCCATTCAAGGGTGCTGAGCTGAGGGTGTTCAACCAGCACATGAACTACAGTTCCTCATATACCGATATGATGCTTTTCAAGAAGAATGCCGTCTGAGGTCTTTCGCTGCCTCGTGTTGGCACAACAAAGCCCCGGCGGTAAATCATCCGTCGGGGCTTCTTCTATCGCGTCTATGGCTGCTATAGCTTCTATAACCGCTATCCGCCATAGCGCAAATAACGCACGCTGTAAGTGTCGATGTTCTCCAATATCTCTTCGTGGTTGTGGTTCGTCTCTGTGCGTAGAAGACGCAGATGGTCAAAATATTTGCCGCTCTGACCGCAAGCACGAACGCTAACCTCGCTGCACAAGGCAAAAGCAGCTTCATAGCCGCCCTCGCTCCAGTTCGTTACAAGATGAAGACGAACCTCACCTGTGCCGCGAAGATGAAGACCCGAAACGGGCTCCCAGCTGATG